ACGGGTAACAGAACCTGGAGCAAAAGCAGAATCAACCATTTTTTTGTTAGTAAGTCCAGCACTTTTTACAATGCTCTTCATTACTTCCATCATTGACTTTTGTTTTCCACCAGGACCAATTAAACCAATACCACCCATCATAAACATTTGATTGGCAGTTCCAGGGCTAGCAAGGTTGCTAATCATCCCAGTAACATCTCCAGTGCTCAATCCATACCCACTAATAGTACGCATGGCTTCAATACTGGAGGCTTGTTGAACACCACTAATGCCAGTTGCTGATTCCATAGCCATGATGTCTTCAATACCACCAGCACCAAGGCGGTAATTGGTTAATGGCATGCGGTATTTAGTACTAACACCAAGTTGGTCTAAACCATGCATTTGTTGATATAAAACTGAGGTACGGTCTGCTTGTAGTGTGTAGTCTCGGTTGTTAGCCATGCTTTTATTTGCTGCACTAATAGCCATATTGGCCATTTTGGTGCCAGCAGCAGCAGCAGCTACATAAGGGTTAGCTTTAGCAAAACCTTGAACACCTAGTGCAGAGGCTGCTTTTGCAAGAGGGTCTCCACCGATACCCAAAAATTCTGAACCAGCACTTTTTAAAGTGCTAATCATCTTTGTTGCTTTAGACCCACCACCAGAAGAGATGGGTCCACCAGCTATGTTGGTGCCAGCAGCACCTTGGGTGGTTGTTGCTGTTGTGGTGTTTACCCCAGAAAGAGCTTGCCCAGCAGCAGCAGCAGATTTGTTAATGCTGTCAAGTTGAGCTTGTACTTTTTTAAGTCTTCCTAAGAGAGCATCAATACTCTTGTCTGCACTTGACAAAGACTGTGGATTAATAGAGAGGCCTTGACCAACAGCTTTCATTAGACGGCTACCAAAGCCGCCAATTGAACCTTCAGCACCAGACTGGGATAAGTTGTTACTCATTTATAATGCCTCCTTACTTGCTTCTCCATTTTGCCATATGGAACCAAAAGTCCCGTTGGCGGACAGTCATTGACCGTAAATCCGTAAGGTTAAACCCTTTGTAAACAGAGGCTATGAGTTCGTATTCCCAATAAGTGTATTTAAGATTAACCAAGTAAAAGGGATATCCAATCAAGCATTACGGAGATGTCTCCCCCACAATGGGCGCATTGGATATTCACCCCTTCAATTTTGGGCCCTGCTTCAACACTAAGCAAGGCATTTACAAGCATACTACGATCTGCAACGTTAAGTGATTTAGCCCAATCTTCAGCGTTAGCTGGGCGATCAGATTCATCCCAAACAGCACATCTAGAAAGCATCAAAGTGTTTTGAACAGCAGATAACGTACTGTTTTTACCTACGTGGATGCTGTCTCCAGTATTGGGTAAACGTAGTTTTACAACTTTACCGTTTTTAAGAGTTTTGGTAATTGTAGAACGTAAATTTACATTTGGTTCTTGAATTGGAAAATCGTCAATTAAACTCATAACTACATCATTGCTCTTGTTGCAATTTGGGCAAGTTGCTTGAAACTTCTTTGAAGAACCATAGGTAGCTTTGATTACCCCAAGAAATAGGATGTCACGATCACCAATTGTGATGGTGTCCAAAATAGCTGGACTATCTGAAATAACACATGAACCGATACGTACAACCGCTCGTTTTAATAGGGCAGCCATGTATTCGGCGTAAGTGATATTGCCTTTAGATTCAATGGTAGCTAGGTACTCTTCGTCGCCACCGTTCATTTCCCGAACCTCAGCGTCAACTTGCCATTCTCCAGTTTCGGAGTCAATGACGCCCCTCTGAAGGGTAACTAGTGGGCTTTCTGGTTCTTGTAAAGATGGTACTGGATCTGAAATAGCTAGATTTAACGAATTGGCTTCTTGTTGTGTACTCAAGTACTTCTCCTAATAGTTAATTAGCCACCTAATGTAGCTAGTGCTTCAACATCTTCCTTGTTCCAAGCTACCACAAAGCCTTCGTGATGGACGGTCATTTGTTGGACCATCAAACCACTATCCGCCGCGTTAAGGTCGCTCAATGAATAAGCGCCGGGAAAACAGTTAAAAAGTTTAAAACCAAGGCGGGCATCTCCTGGAGCAATGTTTGAAGTGTCAACGTCACCTGGGTTTGAGTATGAACCAGAAGAAATAGGATGATCAAAGATTTTTACAAGGATGTCGCAACGATAATCGTTTCCTTTTGCGGTTAGTTCACCACTTGATGAACCGCTAGAAGCTTGGTTCCAAGAATGAAGGAACTGCTGCCAAGCGTACATTTGGTCTTGACCAGAAAACACACCACGACTAAAAGTAACAGGTGCAAAGTCGGATTGACCAATAAACTTGTGTGGGTGAGTATTCATTCCACCTTCGCGGTATCCAACCATTTCATTTTGTACAGAAAGGCCAGACATAACTGCAAATCCAAGTTTGTCTAGCCCTTTTGCTGCTGTACCAAGAGCGCCACTAGCAACAATTGAAACTTGGAATTTAAAGTTACGAACCGGATCGGTAACAGTAGAACGTGCCATTTATAATTCTCCTATCAGAGGGTCGAAACGGTGTTAGAGCCACCGGTCCATTGGCTTAGATTGATAACAATAAATTCGGCTGGGTATTGCAAGGCAACTCCAACCTCAACATGTACTTCCCCATTGTTAATCGTCGTAGACGTGTTATTAGTACTGTTACAAACGATGTAGAACGCTTGGTTAGCATTAGCGCCCTTTAAGCCACCCGAACGCCAAAATTCGCTAAGCAACGAAGATACGTTCATGTTAATGCGAGTCCACAAACGCTCATCGTTGGGTTCAAACACTGCAAAAGCTGTTTCTGCTTTAAGTGCTTGCTTTAAGTAGTTTAGTGAACGACGAATTGGGATGTATTTTGCGGGAGTAGCCTTGCTCATTGTACGAGCACCGTTAATTACAATGCCAGCTCCTGGGATTGTTTTAAACAAGTTAACGTTGTGGGTGTCATACAATGAACCAGCTTCTGACTCGGTAAACGAACCAGTAAGGCCCAAAGCATTACGAATATCTAAGTCATAACCGGCAGGTGCTTTTGCAACCGTGCGAGCTACTTCACTACGAATATATGCGCCAGCAACAGCACCACCTGGGAAGGTATTGCGCACTGCAGCAGGCCCAGTTTTTGTTGGGTCAGCCATAACCAATTGCGGGTAATAGACTGCGCCGTAAGAAGACTTAGGATACGAAGCAATAGCGCCAGTAACACCATTAAAAGTAGTACCACTGGCTGCAGGGTCAATGATTACAAATGAATCACCGCGAGCTTCTGCTGTGTTTAGCAAGGAAGTAACAACACTTGAGTTAGTTTGTCCAGGTGCATTGAGAAGCAAAGAACCTTGGATTGCATCAACCTTTGTAATTGCAGCTTGGTAATCTGCGACATCAACATCTGTACCATTGGTAGCTACGCTGGCAGAAATTGTAGTAGATCCAAAAGGAGTTGAGTAGGCATTAAAAGTAAAAATGTCAGCAACATCTTCTTTAATTGCCCAACCAACTGTTGCTCCAGCAGGTGAGGCAACAGTGATGTACTTTGAATAAGTGTTAACTACATCAAGGAGGTAACGGTTGTTTGCGGGATTTAATGAAACTTCGTTCCAGTTTTCAACTTCAACTGCGTTAAGTTTTACAGAAACGTTAAACGTTGGGTATGAAGAAGTTGCATTAGATGGGGCAGCGGGGCTGCTTGAAGTAGTAACAGTTAAACCAGTACCCCATGCACCGGGGTTTGCTGCAGTAGCGGTAAACATTACTGAAGCACCAACGCTACTTCCACTTCCAGCCGGGAAATACTGAATGTATGAGGAAGCAGAACGAGCTAGCGGGGCAGTACCTGAGGTGTGCAAGGTGCGGATGATATAAGCATCACGACCACCGTTAGCAAAGTAATGATAAACAGAGTAACCCAGCTCGTTATCTAACGTGATATCTCCGTATAAAGCTTTAAATCCACTCCATGAGTTAATCAACGTAGGAGTCATGGGACCACGAGGTGCAGTGCCAATGAAGACTGCAACTGACTGGGCCGTATTTGCACGTTGTACGTTGTTAACCAATGTTGATTCACTAACGTACACACCTGGGTTTGTATAAGTTGCCATTAAAAATCCTCCGAAAACGAGTGGGTGAATATTGTGGGATTCTCGTTATCTGCGTTATTAATACTACCAACAACCGATGTAACTTGCTTGACTGCGGCAAGGTCGGATGTAGGTATCTCAGCAGACATTTGTACTGTGTACACTTTCCTAAATATACGCTTACGATATCCAGTTTCTCCGTCAAGAAGGTCCGAGTTACCCCATGACAAAAGATCAAAACGACGAATTGTACCGTCTTCAGGAACATCAATAAACCCACGACGGAATGGGGTTACCCTGCGTAACATTTTAGAAGTTAATTGCCTGTCATGTAGAGCAGTTCTGGCATACGTAGAAATTTGATAAGTAAGCATAACTGGAACAAATGATTCCATTTTAAGGAAATTGCCAGCACCAAGTGCCGTTGTCATGCCAGAATTATCTAATTCTGAAGGGTAATAATTAACATAATCTGGAGATAAAGAAGCACCAGCAGCGTTAGAAAAATAGTAATTAGTTTCAGAAAGCTGACGGGATCGGTCGTGTTGTAATCCAACATTTTCAATTGTTATAAAAGGGTATTCTTTTTCTGTTTCACCTTCTGGGTAGCGGAAAAAGACTTTGGCAATACGCGTGGCATTTCGATCATCAGAAACAGAAATGTTTGATAAACGCCTTTTAATTGCAGCGTCTTCAGCAAGGAGGAATCCCTGATTAGTCATCGGCTGTACTTATTTACAAGTAGCTGAACTTCTTGGGCTGACTCTGTTGTAAATTTACGATATAAAGGTGCAGGTGGTACAACTCCAGTGCCATACTCAACTTCTGCAATTTTATCTAAAAGATCGTCTGTACCATTAACACCAACAACAACTTTGTTGTTTTTTTCATCAAAAGTTACATATAGATTGTTTGCAAAAGGTGCCCATGATTTGTCACTAGCTGCTTCGGAACGAATACGCTTTTGGTACTCACGTGTAGCCCTTTTAGCAGCAGTTTTAAAATCTTCTTGCAATGCTTGAACAATTTCAACGCATCCGGTAGCAAAAGATTTGGGATCAAAAAAAGGTGCAGAACTCTGGGATGAAGCAGGTTGTGAATTGGCCTTTTGCATGGCAATTCTCCAAAGTTCTAGGCGGTAGGCCCTCAACGCACGTTGAGTTACTTTTATTTTAGCCTAAACTGGGAAGCTGTGCTGGCCATGGGTAGTTGGTGGTAACCAATGCTGGGATGCCTGGATCGTTTGTGTATTCTTGGTTTATGTATATTTCAATACCTTGAACCAATACAAACACATCGTCTTTCAAACGGCCTCTAACCTTATAATCAAACACTTGGTAATAACGGCCATCGTAGACAAACATGTCATTTAAATGGTAACGGTATTCCCATGGGGCAGATATCCCCGCTTCTCGCATGTCTTTAATTGCAATAAACATGTCAATTGTTTGGACAACTTGACGACCCTCTGGGATTGACCGCCGTTGATCTTCGGTTTCACTAACCAACATAACGGGTAAGGTAATACCAGGTCCGTAGCTTTTACCGCCAGCACCCTTGACGCCTTCGTCGTACACATCATCATAGATGCTTCCTGCGCTAGATGAGCCTAATGGCAAAAACTCATACCAAGTTACAGCTTCGCTAGCAATTTCACGATGCCTGCGAAAGTGCTTGTTAATTAAATCAAGCTCTCGGCGTACGTCCATTAGTAATAAGCACTCGTGGTTTGACCAGATGGCGGAGTGGTATCAACATACACTGTTTCTCGCAAATTGTCACCCTTAATTTCAGAGTCAACAATTCCACTGTCAATTTCAGGCCACAGGCGTTCCATTGGCGAGAAGTCACCCAGTTCTTTGGATTTGTACAAAGGCACAAGCCTGTTGGTGTTTCTAGAAACCCTACGAAGGTTAAATACCTCAAGCCTGTCAAACCCAATGTTTAGGGCTGTGGCGTGACGCTTGTATTCAGCTTCCCATTGAGCCAAAAGTCCTTGAACCATCCTAAAACGCTGACTGGCAGGGATGTGGACTGATTCAGATGTAATAACATCAATATCACGACTGTATTCAGTCATAAGAGCCCATAAGCACTCTGTAATGGCTGCTATACCAATAGCGTTGATTACAACATCAGACAGTTGGTCAATAGCTAGGTTTAAATTATGAACGTGTTTTTCAACCGCCCGCCTAGTATAAAAGTCCAAGTCAGTGGGGGTAACCCACTCGTAGTAGTACCCTTCAATAAGAAGTTTAGTATTTGCCGCCGGCAATGTTGCCAAACGCAAAACACCATTGCGCTCATCAAGAGAGTAGTCAGAAGGGGTTAGTTCGGTAGTTGCACCATTTACTACATACCTTGCAACCCAAATAGTAGAAGCATCTACGTTGGTGTGCCCAAGTTCGTAGGTGCGGCCAGAAATATCAAAAGTTGTCTGGAAAAACCTTGGGAAGTCACGAAGGTAAGTTCGTGCAATTGTTTTGATGTCTTCAAGAGTAGCCACGTAAGTAGTTTACTACGAATCGTTAGAGCTAACACCGGGGAGGGTGTCTTGGGTTGGCTGGTTATACGCAGGTTGTTGTTCTCGGTGCCGTGCTACATCAGTTGACCGCTTTAAAAGCACTTGTGCTGCTGGGATATTAGTAGGCTTATCTAGGTTCATAGCGCCCTAATGTAATACTTTACGTACATTGTCCGAGGTTGGATATCTACTGCAATTGGTGTAGTTAAACCAGCCGCAGCAGACAGTAAGCCACTCGTAGTTGGAACACTGACATTGGTGTGGGCATGATCTGGTTGAAAAGCAGTTCTTCCAACCCAAAACATAGACATGCCCTGAATCGGTAGTTCACCGGCAGCAAGTACATACTTGTCAGCAAAACCATCTGAAGGTGTTGTAAGGCCACCAGAGTCGGTAGGAGCTACATATCGCTGTGTACCAGCTTCAGCGTAGGTCTGACGACGTGTTGCAAAGTCCTCGCCAGTAACACCGGTACCGTGGTCGTGGCCACCAGCGTTGCCAGTAGATCCACCTGCGTGGCCATGGTCAATACCGTGTTGGTGTAAAGGCAAGTTATTTGAAACCAATTTAACTTCATGGTTTACATTGCCATCCGCTGTTCCAATTACTCCAGCAGAAGCTGAAGACGGCTGTCCAGCTAAATACATTCCTGCAAAGTTAGGAAGTGTAAAAGTGCTTACATCTTTTGGACCGTAAGTGGTACCAAGCAAGTCAGAAAGAGTTTGATATGTGCTAATAGATGCAGTATTACCGTTGCATTCAAGCCATAGAGAGGCGTCTGGTGGTGTAGAT